TACAAGGAGAAATAAGATGACCGATTTGAGTGCAAACGCACCTCTGCGCATCCTGGGTGAGTCGTACACCGAAAAATTCCCCCTGGATACCAGCTCTGCCCAAACGCTCTACAAAGGGCAGCCAATCATCATTGATCAGACCACCGATTCAACTCACGCTATTGGTTATGTTGATTCTGTGACCGTGGCTGCTGATGATGTCTTTCTCGGCATCGCCGCAGCCCCCGTTTCTGTGGCCGCATCTGCTGCTGAAACAACGGATGTCGAGTGCTACGTTGGACCGACAATCGTTGGCTTCAAGAGCACCGTATTTGATAACGCCGATCTTGGCAAGACCGTCTACATGAGCGATTCAGCAACCTTGTCTGAGACCGCTGGGGACAATCCTCAGATCGGCAAACTGCACGCGGTACGCGATGGCTATGCCTTCGTTGAATTGACCGCTCCCCAAATCTGCACCGGCGCATAGGAGGATGACATGACTATTTCCGGTAACATTCCTCAGCATCTTGTGGTTGGTGCACGCACTGGTTTTCTGTCCGCGCTCCCCAAGATCGCTTTACCTTATCAAAAAGTAGCAGAGATTATCCCTCTATCTGCCGCTTCCACCGGCCTCGTTGACATTGGCGCGGCTCCTATGCCCGTTGAGAGCAAGGGCCGTACTGAAGTTCAGGACTTCATTGAGAAATCCATGAGTCTTGTTGCAAAGGGTTGGGAGATCACCGTTGGTCTTTCTCAGAACGCCATTGACGATGACCAGACCGGCCAACTTGAGCGCAAGGTTCGCTCGGCTGGTGAGAACTTCCAGCGTTGGATCAACAACCAGGTCTTCAAAGCCCTGAATGATGGCGACGCAACCACGAATTATGGCGCTTGCTACGATGGCGCGGCTTTCTATGCCGCAACACACGTAGACAAGGGCGCTGACTATCAGACCGCGCAGGATAACGTCTCTGCTCTAGCCCTCTCCATCGACAACTTCGAGACCGTGAAGGTTGCTTCGCAGAACTTCCTGGATGACCGCGGCGAGCCCCTGGGTTATGACTATAACCTGCTGATCGTCCCGCCCGCTCTAGAGCGCACTGCCTCTCAGATCTGCAACAACACCAATGCCTATGACACTGGCAACCGCGAGATCAACCCATACGCTGGTGTGACAAGTTTCATCGTCTCGCCAAAACTCGACAGCACCGCGTGGATCCTGACCTGCGGTAATGAATCAGCAAAACCGATCCTCATTGGTCAGCGCAAAGCCCCTGAACTTCAGAGCGCCTGGTTCGACCCCAATGGTCCCGATGGCGGCATGAACTACTTCAAGTTCTATGCCCGGTACGTCTTCGCTTACGGTGACTGGCGCTTGGCCCACATGGGCAACACCTAAACCAGCGGAACAGCCAAAAAGTAAAGAGGGCGAGGCAGTAATCGCCTCGCCCTCAAAAGAATAAGGAGCGAAACATGGGTTCTCAGATAACTACTTTTACCGGCCTTTTGGCACAACCGGCTGGTGCAGACGGAACCGCTGCAGGCGAGACCGTTTTACAGACCAAATACGGTGTGGTGAAATTCCACAGCCGCCCGAACATCGACGGGTATGTAGTTGAGGTCAAAGGTGAGCCGACCATCGTAACAGGTACTCACTTTGGCATCGAATGTACCGTTGATGCGAAACCGTCCACAGCAACCTCACAGGCCGGTATCCGTGGCCTGGGTGGAATCGGACGTTTGAAAGCCACTTACACCATGACCGGTGGAAGCCTCATCGGTGCTTACGGTCAGGCTTGCAACTTGGGCACGATCAACGGCTCCGGGGCAATGATTGCTGGTATGTACGGCCTTTTGGAAGACGGCGGCACGTTCACAGCCGTCTCTCACATCGCCGCTGGCTGGCTTGATACCCACCTGACCAAGACGATCACCGCGGGTGTTTATGACCTGCTCTACATGACCAACAACGGCACAACCCAGGTCGATAACGCAATCTACATCTACGCCGGGAACAAGATCACCAACCTTATGACCATCGATACCGCTTCTGGCATGGTTGGCGATAAAGCGTCTGGTGACTTCACCTTCACCGCGACCCGCAAGGTCAAGGTAAACGTGGGTGGAGAGACTGGCTACATCATCGTGGATATTTCGTAACAACTTTCAATAGGAGATGGTCATGGAAAACAAATCTGAACCGATCGTGGAAACCCTCGAATTCCCTGCTGCAGCTCGAAAGACAGTAGCGGAGATACGGGCACAGATGATCAGCCTGCAAGCGCAATTACAGCAGTTCGTTGATGGTGTGATCGTTGGCATGGGGCTGGACATTGAAAGCAATCCACAAATTGACCTTGATTCCATGACCATCACTGTAACGAAAAAGGAGTAACTGATGGAAGCAAGAGTTAAAGAAGATTATCGCTGGAATCGGCTGTTGGCTTTCAGTGGGCATGAATTCATCAAATCAGAATAGCGCAAAGTTCCGACCGGTCTTGAGAAAGAAGCGCAAGCACATCCTTTCCTTGACGTGAGGAACGAAGCCAAAGCCCCCAAAGCCCCCAAAGCCCCCAAAGCGTCAAAGGTCGAAGCTCCTGAAATTCAGGAAGAGGAATAAAGATGATCAGCATAGCCGGACCATTCAACACAGGCGCGGCGGTTGGAGCGGATGGATCTGCCACGATCAATGTTGATACCCCCCATGTAATCCAGGGGATCATCCGAGGCGTGGCCGTGAAATACGCGGGCGACAAGCCTGCGACCGCTGATGTGACCATAAAGGGCAAGGGAACAACTTGCCCGTCAAAACCGATCATCACCATCACAGATGGAAATACTGATGGTTGGTTCTTTCCCAAAGAGATCATCGATGGTACTGACGGCGCTGCTATCGCGGCGAACTATACCGACATAGCCATTTGTGATTACGTGAATATCGCTGTTGCTCAGACGAACACCGGCGACTCAGTTGAAGCCTGGCTCCTCTTGGAGAACTAGCATGACAATCGACGCGAATTCATACGGCTCTGTGGACGGTGTGGCTGCGCTTACAAAGCGTTTCACCAACAATGGGTCATTCGATACAACGACAACCCCAACGCTCACGCATGTGGAAGGTTTTATTGACGCTGTATCGGCAACCCTGAACATGGCGCTGGCAGGCGAGGGCTTTGCAATCCCGGTCAGTCAGGCCACAGCCAAAGCCGCATTGGATTCAGTTGTGGTTGAGGCGGCATCCGATCTTGTACAGGCCGCGAATTCAACCGGCAGGTTCTTCACAGAAAAAGCACTTGAAAGAGGTGTATCCCCATTGCGGGCGGTACGCCGTGAACTGGCTGAGTGGGTCGAATCTCAGATAAACGGGTTTTCAGCCCTGGGCGTAAGCCGAAACACGGGCACAACTTCCGGGATTCTGAGCAGGGAATCCGACGAAGACAGTAACGAAGTAAGCCCACTGTTCACACGTAAGGGGTTCGGTCAGACCAACGGCAGCCTGGGCGTGAGCAGCGACGACGAATGAAATTATCTATCCGGGTAAATGGTCAGCTTGTTCGACAGGGGTTGGAAGACCTGCAAAAAGAGATCCCCGACATCGGACGACGCAGGATGCGCACAATACTCGAAAGAGCGAAACGGATCATGGAAGCGTATCCACAGGAAAGACCCGGGCAAAGGTATCTCAGAACCGGCAGGCTGTTTCGCGGATGGCAGTTAAAAAAACTGCCAAGCAACAAAGGGTATTCGCTGGGTAACTCAGTTGATTACGCCCACTACGTTGTCGGGGATGCTTACGGAACTTCACAGGCTTGGATGCACACAGACCGCTGGCCGAACTTCCGCGACGTGACCGAGAAAGAACTTGAAGCCTTACCAAAAGAGATCGAGCAGGAAATCGTACTCGTGGCAAGACGAAAAGGATTTGACGCAAAATGAGCTATATCACGATCAAAGACAAACTGATCCTTATCCTGAAAACCATAACGGATTTCAAGGATTCTTACACCGCTTCAACGCTGAGTTTCAGCGCTGCCACAAAGACGGTAACGGATTCCGCGGCTGGGCTGGCTTTTGTACAGGCAGGGGATAACGTGACCATCACAGGCTCAGGGTCAAATAACGGCACGTACAAAGTAACAACCGGAAACACAGCGGGTAGTTTCGTTGTGGATGGAACCCTGGTGAATGAGAACATCGGTGCAGCCGTCACCCTGGCATTGCCTACCCATGTATCACATGGCGATTACTCGCTGTTGGATAAAGGCATAGGCAACTGCATCGTACTCATCCCGGGACCAGCAAGCGAATCGCTGAAACAAGCAAGGTCTCTACTCCGCGAGTGGACATTTTACGCGGATATGTTCGTGAAGTTTACAGACGAACCGGTCTCATGGCTGGCTTTCGTTACCCTACGTTCATCCGTTCTGGACGCTCTTGAAAAGTACCCAATTCTGAACAATCTCTCAGGAATCGAGCGAGTTACCGTGGCCTGCAACGACGACCCTAACGGCGTTTTTGACAGTCAAGGTAATGGGCCGATGTGGTTCTCGCAGAGATTTGAAATCAATGTCACAGAGAGAACCGACCTATCAGGAGGCGATTACGCATGAAAGAAATCGTTTTGAGCTACATCGGCGCTGGTGCATCCATATCAGGATGGCCTGCGCGTGACCTTACCGCCCAGGACGTTGAACGAATCAAGAAAGAGGGCGTGTCAATTGAAACGCTTATCCAGTCCGGGCTGTATGAATACGCAAGCAAGAAAGAGGTGAAGAAATGACCGAAGGTATCAAGGACTTACGACTATTACAGATCGGCGCTGAATTGAAGAACGGCGGCGCGGCTGGTACGGCGGTTGCTTGTACTGCACCGTGGAGGGGTGAAGCGACCAAAACAGACGACACTCCAGTAAGGTTCATTCCCGAGCAGGTCCAGAACCTTATCGGATATGACCGCACCATGATCCCTTATTACCTGGGAAGTTTGGCTTTAGCTCCTACTCCTCTTACGGCTG